TCTATATCATCTATATCATCTATATCATCTATATCGTCAATATCGTAATTTTTTTCTAGTTCACTTTTCATTTTACCAGTTAAATCTTGTTTATTTAAATTATAATCGAATTTATTAGGAATATTATACAATAATTTATCTATATAGTTGTTATAATTAGCTGATTTACTAAAGAAAGAATCGTTTATTTGAGATAGTTTAATGGGTTGAAATATATATATATTATCTATATTTACTATATAACCATGAGTGTTGTATCTATCTAATATAATATTATTTTTATTATTAACTAATTCGGTTAAACCATTATATATTTGTTCAATACTAAAATTTTTATAAATAGATAACTCATTGATTATTTCTTCAGTAAAATAAAAATATTTTTCTTTAAAAAGATTTTGTATAATTGATATTATTTTATTATTATTAGTTTGTAAATGGTTTGTTGTTAATGTACTTTTATCAATATAATTATCATCATTTATATCTATTTTAGATTGATTTTTACATACATAATAACAGGATTCCATATAATCGCATATAGGAGAATATGACTGGTCGCCTATTTTATAATTTATAGTATAATTGTTTGATAAGTTAATATTAATAGTTTTATTTAAGATTTCAGTTGTAAAATTTTGTTGTTTAGTATTCAATATACAATCTACACTATTTTCTTTTAGTACTCTACTTACCTTACCTATTTTAATAGCTTTTTCTTCTGCTTTTCTATAAATAAAAAAATCTACAGATTCAGTATTAGATGTTAATAAAGTAGAATGCATAAATACCATTGTATTTCTCTGTTTAAAAGGCAAATCTTTATGGCTACATGTTCTTACTCCTCTACCTATAATTTGTTCTATTCTGTTTAAATTATACCAAGGTTCTAATATATGTATTTGTCGTATAAATTTAAAATCCAGACCTTCACTTCCAGCCATAGATAATAATATAACCTTTACTTGTTCTCCATTGATATTATCTATATTAGTACAAGCATTTATATCTTTTTGCATATATCTTTTTGGTGACAAATATTCATCTCCGGTTATCATTATATATTTTGCTCCTTTAAATTTACCAGTTTCTTTAATAGCATCACTTTTATTTTTATATGTATTTATATCTATTTCTTCATTTTGTTGTGTTTTAAATAAAGATTTATTATCACCATATCTTCTGAAACCAAAAGATTCTAATGCTAATGCCATTGGAACCAATCCACCATCAATAAATTGTGAATATATTATAATAGGTCCATTAGAATTTTTTATAGAATCAAGTATTGTTTTTATTTTACAACTATAGTTTCCAATATTATTATAGTCAAATATATTTTCTGTAATATTTTTTTTAAACTCAAAATTAAATCTTGATGGAGGGTTCGACGTTTGTTCATGAGACATTATTCTAGATAAACCAGATTTACCAATTAATTGTTTAATATCAAAATCATAATTTTTAGTTTCTATAATATTATCTATATCGGGATAAGGATAACATATATTTAAAGCTTCGAGTGGTTTTTGTAAATATGTATATCCAAAATTGTCTATATCTTCTATATTTACTTTATATTTTTCTTTAATAAATTTTTCATTGTTTACATTTAATATAAAATCATATATTTTATTTTGGTATACAGATATATTATTAATGTATATATCAATATTTTTAATAGATGTATGTATTTCTTTACCATTAATCTGATATGATGGATATGTAATGTTTTTTATAGTATTTTTTGTAAATAATGATGGCATTATTCTATATGGAAAAGTTAATGGATTATCACCTTTAATATAACTCACATAACCATTAATTTTACGAATTAATAAATCTTTTCCTAGTTCATTACCATAATTATCTTTATAAAAAGAACCATCTGGGGTAAAAATATCTTTTATATCTATAGTACTTCGTTTATCATTTATATTCATGATATTTATTAAATAAATAATTTCTTTATAATCATTGTACATAGGAGTAGCGGATAAAAATAATAATTTTAAAGTATCTACGTTTTCTACTAATTTTAATAATTCTTTTGCCACCAGTTTATTTTTATTTTGTTCTGTTATTCTAATATTATGAATTTCATCTATAATTATTAATCTATTATCAAAAGCATTTTTTAGTTTATTTTTAATTAAAAGTTTTTCTTGTTGTTTTGTAATAGTTTTACCAGATTTAATATATGATTCAATATTACTAGATTTTATTATTAGATTAGCAAATTCTATGTAACCAATAAATAAATAGTAATTATTTATAATATTATTTATTAATTTGACTATTTTTTCTTTAGATAAACTATTTATATCATTGCTAATTTCATTTAATATTTTATTACCTATACAATTATTTAAATTCCAATTACCATTTTCGTATTTTAGTTTTCTTTCATCAAATAATTGTAATCTAAAATTTTCCTGAACATTTGGCGAAGCCACAATTATAATTCTTTTACTTTTATTAATATACTTTAAATATAATCTCATTTCTTCTGCAATTCCAATAGCAGAACATGTTTTACCTGTTCCCAAACCGTGATATAATAATAAACTATTATAAGGAGTATTAAATGATAAATAATTTTTAACAAAATTTTGATGCGGTGCTAATTGAAATTCTTGATTACACAAATCATCCGCTTGTTTTTCTATATCTTCATCAATTTCTAAGTTATATGTATGATCTCTAAATTCTTTTTTTTTTGCTATTTTAATATTTAAATCGCTATCATCTAAATGCGGGTATAAATTATCTATATTTATATCTTTTAATGTACTATTAATAAAATTATCGTTATTTAACATTTCTTGTGTACTGAGATAATGTTTCAAATCTTGTTTAGATGTTAAAGTAGTATAAACATCAATTAATTCTTCTTTATTTAATTGTGGTTGATATATATTAGATTTTAATTTTTCTAATAATTTTAAATTGGTGGGTTTATCATTAATATTAGAATTAGATATTTCCGAATTTAGACTATTACTTGATTTACTTGAAAAATCTAAACTTTCTGAAATATTAGATAAAATAGATTTTATAGAACTATTGGAATCTGACATCATACTATATATTAAAGATATATGTTATATTTTGTCATTAAATTTATTAAGTTATTAATAATATTTTTTTTTTCATATGCATAATATCTTAATTTATCATTCAATTTATACAAATTACACCATTCTATTTTAGAAATTTCATTTATTTGAAATGGTTTTTTTGGCTCTACATTATTTTCCATAAATGCTAGAAAATATTTATGTTTATATGATTTATTGTTAGAACCAGTAAAAATTTCTTCAAAAGGTAAAATATTATTAATTATAGTTATTGATTTATGAGAATACCCTGTTTCCTCTTCAAATTCTCTCAAAGCACATTGAATATCATTTTCTTGATAATTTCTTCTACCTTTAGGGAACCCCCATTCGGTTTCTATATAATTTTCTGTGCATTTAGACAATATATAATCAATATTAATGTATTGTTTATCTATAAAATAACCTGATTTTAACGTATCGAATTTTTCTTTGGATAATCTTTCTTCATTTTTATATTGATTAATAATATTATTACCCCATAAATAATTCCATAAATAATCTATATTATATCTTTTTATCCATTCTCGTTCATCATTTGTCATTTTATTAAATAAATTTATAATATATTCTAAATCTTCTAACATATATTTACCTCTAATAAAATCTACGAAACCCAAGCTATCTTTTCTTTTAACTAATAAAATTTCAATATTATTATTATTTTTTCTAAATATTATAATACCATTGCTTATAATTGGAGTTCTACATTGATGAAATAAATGACCTATTTTTCCACAATTATTACAAAAATTATTTTTTTTCATTTTACTAAAATTATTAGTAAAATCCATTTATCTTTTTTTATTATAATATTTAAATGAATTTAAATCCAGAAATTTGGGGTCCACATTATTGGTTTGTATTATATACAATTGCCATTAGTTACCCAATAAACCCTAATGATGTAACCAAAAAAAAATATTATGATTTTATACAAAATTTACCTTTGTTCATCCCTATTCCAGATATAGGAAATAATTTTAGTCAATTTCTAGATAAATATCCTGTTACACCTTATTTAGATTCAAGAGAATCTTTTACAAAATGGGTTCATTTTATACATAATAAAATAAATATATATCTAGGAAAACCAGAATTATCTTATTATGAATCTATGAATAAGTATTATGAAAATTATAAATTAAAAACATTAAAAAAAGAAGAAGAAAAAAGAAAAAAATTCAAATATATATTTTATTCATTAATAGTTATACTACTTATCGTTATTATTATATTAAATTATAATAAATAAAAAATTTTATTAAATTTTATTAAATTTTATTAAATTTTATTAAATTTTATTGTGTACTAGTTATAATATGAAAGGAGAAATATTTATAATATTGATAACTTTATTTATTATAGCAAATATTTATTATGATGGACATTTAATTAAATATTTTAACAAGTACAAAAAATATTATAAAATGTCAATTATTGCTTTCTTTGGACTCTGTTTTTATCTATTATTAAAAAAAAATCCACATAGTTGTAAAGATATGTTATATAATGCCAATAGCTATGTAAAACATATTCCAATGGATCGACAAACTGAATCTTTTATAACTCCTATAATTGATTTTACAAGTAAAACTTTAGGACAAACTGTTAATAATAATTATCCCACATCAAATATATATAACAATAATCCACAATACAATAATATGACTCCACAACAACAACGAATATTAAAATCTGGTAACAAAACTACAAAACGGAGTGTCAGTGAAACAAAAAAAAAATTTGTAGCCGCCAATCAAGATTGGAAATGTAAACATTGTAATAATCAGTTATCAGCATGGTTTGAAATTGATCATGTTAAAAAGCTAGAATATGGTGGTTCAAATAATATAGATAATCTTGAAGCTTTATGTAGAGAATGTCATGGTAAAAAAACAGGTATGGAAAATTTATAAATCTGATATAATTATAAGATTATATTAATATTTATATTTATATATATATTTATATTTATATTTATATAATGTTAGATTTTAGAGAATATATTAATATTATTAAAAAATATTTTAAATTCATAATAGGTTATATTTTAAAATTTAAAGATTATATTTTAAACAGTACGTTGGAAAATATAAATTATATTTTAAATACACCAAAAATATATGGTTTTATATTATTTGTTATTTCATTAATTTTTTTATATTTAATTAATTTTAATAATACAGAAAAAGAAACAAAAAAAACATTTGTATCATCTGATGGATTATGGGGAAATTTATTTAAAAAAAAAATAATTCCACATGAAAGACATGGCATAAAAGATTATCATATAGATAATAATAACAATAATCATAATGATATAGATAATTCAAAAACAAAAATGTTTTATAATATTTTAGTTATATTTTTTACTATAATAATATTTTATTTTTTATTATTTAGAACACATAGTGTCTATGGATGTAATCAAAAAAATTTTATAAACATTGATTCCTTAAGTATTGTAAATAAAAATATTTTATCACCATTTATTGGGTTAAATAAAATACTAGGATATATTTTACTCCTCTGTATTATGCCTATACTTTTTATAATAGTAATATACAAAAGCTATAATGATAGTAATAGTAGTTTGAGTAATAATATTATAATCTCTATAATAAATTTTTTTATTCTTATAGGATTTTTAAGTATAGTATATATTTTATTTTATAAAAATATAAACTCATGTAGTAAAACATATGATTCTATTGCATGTAATATTATTAACTTAGTATTTTTTCTACCATGTTTATTAAATATACTTATAAGTAATATTAAAAATGAGATAAAAAGTACTACACCAACTATTTTAATAATTTTAGGTATTGAACTTATACTTATTTGTTTATTATTTTTTATACCATATTTATCTAAAAAAATAGATGAATCAGATAAATATGACTTATTACAAGGCAATGAACCATTATATTTAAATAATAAAACAATATTAAAAGACTTTGATGAAATATTTAATTATAAATCAAAAAAACAAGAGAACGATAAATACTATCCAGGAATTAATATAATAAAAAATAATGATTATACAGATTATCCATTTAAAAGTAATTATAGTATTAGTTTGGATATATATTTAAATCCTCAAGATAGTAACGTAAGTGATGCATATAATAGAGATGCAGTTATTTTTGATTTATGTAAAAGACCAGTTATTATGTACAATAATTTAAGTAGAGAATTAATTTTTAAAATGAATAATAAAGATGGAAATTTAGAAACAATATATAAAACTAAAAATTTTATGTATCAAAAATGGAATTCCATTGTAATTAATTTATATGATAATAAAGTTGATATTTTCATAAATAAAATATTGCTAGACTCAATTAATAATGTTCCTATATATTTTAAAGATATAAATAATAATACAATAAATGATATTATAATTGGTGAAAACGATGGTATACATGGTAGTATTAAGAATATATATTATTCTAATAATAAGAGAAGTAAAAATGATTTAGAATTTTTATTTAATAGATTAAAACCTGAAAAAGATTTAATAAAATTTGAAGATATAAAATTGCCTATTTCTAAAGTTTTAGAGTGGAAAGACTATTATAACAAAATATAGTATAATTTTAAAATAAGATTACTCAATGAAATTATATTAATATATAATATCAAAATATATAATATATTATTATAATATATTTGTAAATGAGAACATTAAATATAGTTGCAATTGTATTGTTAATTTTATTAATTATATGGACCCTTAGTTGGTTATTTATAAAAACAAATATAATTTCAGATACATTATTATATGCAAATGAAAGTTATAGTGAAGATAAAAATATGATTAAAGCTAAAGATATACCTATGAATACAACTTCTAATTTTACAATGAGTATATGGTTTCGTATTGATAATTGGGGAAATAATATTTCCAGAGATAAAAATATTCTATTTTTAAGTGAAAGTAATATGACTAATAAAAATGTCGAAATAAAATTAGATAGTTTTAAAAATGATTTACATATTTCATTAAAAAGACATCCAAGTGGAGAAGATGGTGATAATAATATAGAAACTTTTGAAATAACAAATATTCCAATACAAAAATGGGCATGTTTAACTGTTAGTGTAGATAATAAAACCGTTGATGTATATTTAGATGGAAAATTACGAAACTCTTTTATAATGAGTAACACATATGACCAAACAAGTAATGGTGATTTAAACATATACTTAGGTAATACTAATACTAATACTAATACTATTACTAATAGTAATGGATTTGAAGGATATTTAACACGATTTAGATATATACCTCATTCTATAGACCCAGAATATAGTTATAAAATATATAAAGATGGCATTGATAATTCTCAAGTAAAAACACTATATAATAAATATAGTTTAAAAGTATCATTTTTAGAATATGATAAACCAGTAGGTGAATTTAGTATATAAATTTTAATGTATAAATTTTAATGTATAAATTTTAATGTATAAATTTTAACATATATAATTGTAATGTATAAATTTTAACATATATAATTGTAATGTATAAATTTTAATGTATAAATTTTAACATATATAAATTGTAATATATATATATATATATAATTATATATATATATTATAATTATA